CGTCCATCATTTTGTGTCCGTGCTTCTTGGAGACACTGCCGCCCTTTTTGAGCTTCAGTACAACTGAAGGCTCAGTGGTCATCATTTTGACCATCGGTCTAAAACTAGACATTTTCAAACTCCTTGGCTTTTGCAATTGCATCACGAGCAATTTTTTTTGCTCGAATCTTTGCAATTGTTTCTTCGGAATGTTTGTATTCCAACCTTTTGCTTGGCTTGCCCCTTTTTGAATCGCTAATTTTTTGTTTTGTTTCGTCCGATAATTTGACGCCCTTTCTTGGGCTTGGATTTCCAATTAAAGATGCTGAAATCTTTTTCTTGGTTTCATCCGTTACGATTCGGCCTATCAAAGCACCTACACCACCTTCACCACCTTTGGTTAAGTTATAACCATTTGGATACAGAGTGTTGTGCTGTTCGATCAATAATCTTTCAATAACAAAAGCTGATTCGCGATCAAAGGCATCTGCAATATGAGTAAAAACAAAAGCGTTTTTGCCATACTTTTTGATAGCCCTGTGCAAAAGCGGAGTTTCGCCTAATGCTTTTTTATGCCGCTTCCATCTTGTATCTAAATTGCATGTAATGCCAACATATTGCTTAGCATTTGCAATATTAGTTACGATGTAAACGGCATAACCCATGATTACCGCTCCTTGGCTACATAAACGTAGTCCACCGTCATGGTTTTGGCTGCTGCCTCACCATTCTGGATTGCGATGGTGACTGTCATGTCCTCATCGTCAGGCAAGTTGGTTGTCACTGAGCTACCCGTGTAGGTGCCATTGACAAAATACTGCACTGCCGAAGATCCGTCATAGTAAAACCCAAGACGGATGTAGGTGTCATTGGCCATCGTAGCGATTGAGCTTGCAGTCGTTGCCGTGTTGTTTTTCTCAACAAGGAAATTGACTGTCGCAGCACCGTCAGCTTTGATGAAAAACACACCATCAGTCACATCAAGCGGGGTGGTGTCAGTGATCTGAAGACCGATGACAACATCCGATTGCGTGGCGTCACTAACCTTGAAACGGGCCTCGAAGAACAGCGCTTTACCAGCCTCAAAACGGAATGACTCACCAACCTTTTGCAAAGAGATTAAGTCATTGTCTGCAGCCGTGTTGGTCAACAGCAATAAACCACCATCGCCATCAGTGAGTGCTTGCGTTGCGCCTGCTTGCGTCTCTGTAACGGTCCAATTAGCGGCGTTGTAATAATCGAAGTCTTCAAAATAGGTGTGGAAATTAGTAGCCGCTGGCTGCCCTAATTCGGCAAACAGCGACTGCTCACCCACATTGGTGATCCCATTAGGAAACCGAGTCGTAGTCATGCTTTAACTCCTATAAGACGGGGGCCGAAGCCCCCTGGTTTCCTTAGACGCCAGGCGTACCGTACATGGCACGAGGATCGGTGAAGCCAACGTCATAACGCTCAGTTGCCTTGTAGCGCATGGTGTCGGTCTCAAAATCACCTTCCATGGTCTTTTCAAGGCGACGGCGCATCATGAGCTTCATGCCCTCGGGCGCATCGGTCTGAACCCACCATGCAGTGCTCGAAGTCAAACGTGACAGGACCGCAGCGCCTTCATCGAGCAAGCCGATGGATTTGACTGGGTTGATGTCATTGTTTGCTTGGCCAGCACGCAAGACGGACTTGAGCAACACTTCAGCCTGGAAGATATTGCCAGGGGCAACGACAAGCTGTCGTGGAACAAGACGGATCTTCTTGCCGTTGTTGTCCACGGCCTGACGGATCTGGATGAGCATTTGCTCAAGCGATGTCTGGCTGAGAACAGCAGCGTTGGTCAGCAGGTTGCTGAAAGTGCCATTCACGATGGGGTGCGAAGCACTGTTAAGTGCCACGCCGTCGCCACCAGCATACTGACCGCCCGTGAAGGCGTTGTTCAGCACGTTGGCGCACAGGGTTTCCTTGGTTTCAACCAGGGACTGTGCCAAGTGACGGGCATAGACCGAGCCGATACGGATGTGATCGCCATCCTCAACAAGCACTTTGGTCAATGCGAAGGCCAGGCCATACACACTGTAAACGTAGCGCTTGAGGAAGAGTACGCCACCTTGCTGATATGTTACGGGGCTACCATCAGGAAGCAATGGTGCCAAGCCGAAACCGTAGAGCACTGGCTCTTCATGGTAGTTACGGGGAATGCCGTCCTGCTCGCGGAACACACGGCTCCACTCATCGGCACGTTGGTCATAAACGCCATCAAAGCACTCATTAAGGATTGGCTCAACGATGCTCCGAAAGTCGGTACTGCGCATTGGGGCTGCCATGATCTAGCCCTCCTTTAAGCGATGGTCACGGGGTATGCAACCGCCGCACCTTCGTAAATACCAGCGTACTGGAACTTAGCAATTTGTACACGAACGATTGTGTACGCATCACCCCAATCATTGCCCGGATAAGGCGCAAGATCAATCACACGCAACACTTTACTGTTGTTTGCACTTGCAGCGGTTGTATCCATAAGCGCCTGCGACAGACCTGTGGTTGTCGAGCCAGCATAAGGACTGCTCAAGTCAAACTCAGCGCCCAGCGCTGTTTGTGCAATTGACCCATTGGCCTGAATCTCATAAACCACTTGAGGATCAGTCCAGATGTAGGCAATCAGCGAACCAGTTTGGTACGCAGTGCCTGTGGGCCAGTAGTTGGAAACACGGCGGCGGCCTGTGGTGTCGGTAAACTCGACGCCATCAAAAACGCCATAAAGGGCATCAGTTGCATCAGCACGAACAATATAACCAGTTGCCGCACTAAGCTTTACTGCCTGACCTTTCAGGATGTTCTGGGCATACCCAGATTGAATAACGTTGGCCAAGCCCTGCGCACGGTCAAGACCGCTAGGGTGATATGCAGGGCGTAAGCCAAATGGTGCAGAAGTTGCAGACATTTGGAAACTCCAGGTTAACCCTCGAATACCGGGGGTCGGTTAACGGATGATTTTGCGACGTTGCCAAAACCTTCGCCTTCCGTCTTCAGGAGTCGATGTCCTGAACTGTCAACACCCTGCTGCAACTCTTCCATGCGCTCCATGATCGCTTGTGTGGCTTCCATTGGCTTTTGGTAATGGAAATGCGTCATGACACGTTGGTAGAGATCCATCGGGATCTTGAACAGCAACATCTCATTGCAAGAGATGTGGCCCACATGCTCGCCAGCTTTTACGCGGTAATTTTCAAACCCAGGCAACTCATCTGCAAGAACAGGCGTATACCCAAGTCGAATGCGCTTATCAATGGTGTCGTAGCTATTGGTGGTGGAAAGCCAGCAAAGGTGAAATCCCGGAATATCTGGGACTTTCGGCAAGGCGCTTTGTGTCCACTCGTCACTCCACATTTGGTCAATGTCCTGTGTACTTGCGAACGATTCCTCTGCTGGAAGGCGCGAATGATCTTCGCTTGCGCGAGTATGACGGCCACCAGCAGTGATTGATTTTTTGAGTCTTGATTCCATGGCTTACCCTCTCGATGTCCGTTGTTGTGCGGCCTGTGCTGCATAACGCTTAATCATGCTGAGCCGTTTCTTGGGATCATCCCAAAACCCAGCATCCTTCATCGCCTTAACCTGCTCAGGTTCAAGCTGGAAGGATTGACGCCCACCTGCGGACGTTGCGTTTTCTCGGCCACTACTAGTCACAGGACTCCTCGGTTTTCGCCTTGAGGAACTATCCTCATAGTCATCATTGTATCGGTGTGGGATGTACTTACGCAAGCGATTGTCCATCTCTTCCCAATAGTCCGATGATGCGGGGTTCCAACCCTCAGCGTGCAACTGCTCATCGATCTGTTTAGCAATCTTGCTATCCATATCTTTGCGCTCAGGGTCGAACCATGGATTGCGCTCCATCCAGCTTGCAATATTGCGCTGCACCCCTGGATCAGGGATGTTTGCTTTTTGCTGGGGTTGGACGGCGCGTTGCTTGAAGTTTTTAAGCGCCTCAAGTTTCTGGCGCTCATCAAGCAGCATTTCATTGGCTTGTGCTGCAGCATCGCCATCTTGAGCTTGCACGGCCTCTGCCATCTTCATCTTGGCATAGCGCACACGCAACTCAGCGTCTTGCATGGCTTTGTCAATCTGCGCAATGTCGTTGGCGTGGGTGCGATTCTCAATAACTGACAAACGCTCCATCAACTCTTGGTTTTGGCGCTGCAATAACTGCAGGCGCTCATCCTTCTCAGCCTGCGTCTTGCGGACTAAATCCCTCTTGGCACGGCGACGCTCGCGCTTGGCATTACGCAGCGCATCAAGCTCGTCATTGGTGGGATTGTCATCCTCGTGAAATTCCTCGTCACCATCGGCTTTTTGCTCGGGTGGCGTGTCATCACTTTGCGCAATCTGTATCGAGTCAGGAAGGTCAACCGTGACAGACCCGTCAGGCTGCTCCTTGATATTAATTTGCTCTTCGTTTTCTGTACTCATAGGAAGGCCTTCGTGTCGAGAGGATTGCCCGTAATCTTCGCAATCACCTCATGATCATTCAAGATCATGAAGAGTGCTGGATCTTCGTTTTGATCCTCGCCAGGCACTTTGACTTCCCAGCGATCACCACCCCATTTGGGTACGCGGATAAAGTCACCGACAACGCACCACGAGCCTTCAGGCCATGGCTTCATGGTGTCACGATGACAAAAGGCTAAGGGTCCAATCTCAATGACCTTGGCCACTTGCGTATTCCACTTCTCGGTCTCTTTGGTCTCTTCAATCAGCATAATGCCGCCCTTGGTGGTCTTCTTCTTGGACCGACGGATCTGTACCATCACACGGCCACCAAGAGGTTTTGCACCAGGATCTACGCTCGGAAATGCCCAAGCCATCTCAGCATCTTGCGACGCTACTGGTTCATTCATATTCATCTTCATCTCTCAAAATAGAGTCAATCATCGAGAGCGTTTGTTCAAACGCCAGATACATGCCAACCGTGCGTTGATACGATTCCCAATTCGCAGCATTGCCTGCTGCCAAGGACTGGCTTATTTCAGCCTGTCGTACCTTAATGTCACGGATCAGATCTGCTAGGGGATTCACTTTTTCTTAGCTGGCAATGCGCCTCCTTTGGTTTTGGGTTGAGGCTGTGCAGATCCCTTGGACTGCAAGCTTGTGCCATCAAGGTTTGCACCCATGGCAATGCGCTTGTGATACGGGACTGCTTCTTGGTCTTTCAAGTTATTGGATGGTTGGGCCACGATTAGCTCCTAAGTTACGTTGTGCTTCGTTCTGAAGCTTGATAGCAGTCTCAAACTGCTCGGCCTGCAATTGCTCATCCTTCTGGGTAAGCTGTGCAGTTGCGATGCGCTCCTTCGTGAGATTGTTGGTGGCGTTAAGGGCCACATCCAATTGATCACGCTGGGCTGCGCGTTGTTGGTCTGACTGCAGTCGTGCCATGTCAATCTGGCCACGTTGCTGCATGTCCTGACCCTTAAGCTGTAATTCGCCTTGGTCGCGCTGTGCGCGGCGCTGGGTTTCAGCCAGGCTTGTTTCCTTGAGCACTTGTGCTTCTGGCGGCAGTTGTGGCTGTGGCGTTAACTGCTTCATGGCCTCAAGCAATTGCTGCAGTTTAGGCACTACTTGCTGGAAGGCTGCACGGCTGTCTTGCATGACATGTTGCGATGCAATAGCAAAAGTCTTATCAATCTCTGCTGTCAGCATCTTGTTCTCGTAGTCGCTCTCAGCCATAGGTTCGCCACGGGCTTTGGCAAGATAGCCATTCATGCGGCCTAGATACCAAAGCACCATGTGCTGCTTCATGTGCTCAAGCACTCGTGGCAGGTAAAACGATGCCATGATGGGGTTTTGGCCAAAGGCTGGATCAAGTGCAAAATCCAAGTGGGCTTGCAGGTGTGCCAGTTGGTCTTGATGCGGGTAGGCGTAGGCATTTTGACCCAGTGCCATGGCCACATTCTCATCAGCCGCGGTTCTTTCCTCTGGTGCTGGTGTGCCCTTGAGCAATTCATTGATGCCAGGAATCTTTAGCTGCTTTAAGAGGCGCTCTTCCACGGCACGGCGATCATAAAGGTCAGGTGCCTTGTCTGATCGTGCCAGCACAGCTTGAATCTGCGCCATGCGCTGGGTTTCAGAGAAGATGTTGGGGTCTGACACGGGCACCACATCACCCATGCGCTCAAAATCACCCGGCTGAACCTCTAAATCGACTACATCTTCACCGCGGCGCATGTCTTCGATGTACCAGCGATTCAAACGCTGCAAGATCTTGAGCACACGGCCTTGAGATTTGTGTAATCGAGCGTGAATAGCTGAAAAGACAGCGGCGCCCTGCTCAATTAAGGCTTGTGTGGTGCCTACAGGGGCCTGAGAATTGATGTCAGCGATCTTTTCCTCGGCGGTGGTCACTACACCCTTAGCAGCCTTGTCTAAGAAGCCCAAAAGCTCGTATAACACGGGGCTTGGCGGGTTGAATGGCATGGGCATCGCAATCTTGCGGATGTCATCGACACCTGGCGCAGCTTCAATCTCAACAACTTGCGTCACATCGGCCTGCACAGACTGGCCTGAGACCTTTGCACCCTTGAGTTTGAGCGTGGCAGGGGCGTTATTGATGTGTGCAGAGTCTAAAAGTGCTCGCAAAGCGCCTGTAAGTGCTGCTGCCAGGCCACCAATGAGGTGTGGCATACCGATGGCATAGGCGCCGCGCCATGGAATGAACTTGTACTCGACCACCCAGTCGAGTTTTTCCATGGTTTCATCGCCTTCTTCCCAGTTGCGGTACAAACCGACCACTTCACGGTCGATTTCATCCACCATCAGGATGTAAGGTGCCATCTCACCCTTGGCATAGCTGTCATCATCAAGCTCGAGGTAGGTGTAAATGTGGAAAACACGGCGCATCCCGTCAATGTTTTCCTCTGCTTTGCGCCCTTCGATCTTGTTGTTGGCTTTTTCTGGCCTGGTTGGCTCTGGTTCCAGGCTCACACGGGTCAAACTGATGTCACGGTAAAGGCCTGAGTCAATTCGTTGGTTGAACTCAAACTCAGTGATGTCGTGAATCTCAGCGGCACGTTGTGCCGTGTAAAAATTGGTGGCTGCAAACGGGATCAAAACCTTGTCAATGGGCAAAAACTCAGCCACTGGACGCAGTTTCTTTTCATCCCAGTACAGTTTGAGGTACTGAGAGCCGCCAAGTGGCAGTTGCGTGAGCAGTTGCTCTTGCTCATCGCGGAATTCTTCGATCTGCTCGGTCAACTGCCAGTTCATCCAGTCGCGTTTGCGCTCTGCACGCTTGGTTTTTTCCTCGTCAGTCTCGCCAAGGATCTTGGTTTTGACCGGGCCATCAGGCGGGAACATCTCTTTGATGGCTCTGCTTGCAAAATCAACGCAAGCTTCTGCAATAACCGGGTGGACTACTTTGCTGGCACCGAAGAATGTAGCGCCACCAGGGGCGTCTTTGCCCATGCCCGTGCGCTTGATGCCCTCTTCATACTGCTTATCGCGGTCCTCGCGTGCTGTTTTGTCCTTATCCAGCAGGTTTAAGTAGCGTGATGCTAAGCCGTCCAGCGTGATGGGATCTATGACTTCTGCTAAGTTCTCGTAAAAGTCGGGATCTTCCAGTGGACCCTTGGTGCTTGGCATGTGAACTACTGCCGAGCCATCGGGAAGTTCCTCGATTTCAGCGTCTTCATCAGGCAACTCGGCTGACAGATCAGCAACGGGCACCTCGTCATCGGCCATGCCGCTAATGAAGCGGCCATAGTCCTGCTCGATGGGCATTTCAGGCATGTTTCTTCCTTAATAATTCGAGGCGCATGGTGTCTGGGTTATCAGATATGTGAACTTGTTTCACAGCGCCACCAGCGGCTTTTTTAACTGCTTCAACTGGATCGTAGCCCCACTCGTAAATTGAGTCGCCATTGGTGAATATTTCATTAGCTCGAACGCGCTTGCTTAAAATCTTATAGTCGCCTCGTAGCGCACTTTCACCATGGGATTTGGCATAAGGGCGGTCAATGGTTACCCAGTCGCCAGCATTAATAACATCCTTGGCATTTTTGGGTACGGCTCGATACACAGTCACCATTTGATGCGGTGTTCCCTTAAAGCTTTGTGCAAGCGATACAACCGCAGCATCTCGTGGCTCTCCATGTCCATAGTATTGAGATGCCCTGCTTGAATAAATATCATCAGGATAAGTCTGAGTTAAAGCATGTAATGGCGCTCCGCTGGCTCTTGTTGGAGCAGTATGAAGGCCTCTGTAATCTTCATCAGTCACTACTGGTTTTGATGAAGTAGCTTGGGTTTTTACATAAGCATCATCAGCAGCCTTTTTGATGCGTTGGTAGCGCAAAGCATTTAACTGATTTGGATTGGCTTTGTAGTCTGCATAAGCCTGGGTAGCCATTGCACCAAGATCACTAAAGTTCGTTGGCAAATTTTCTTGGGGCGCCCTATACATGGACTCCGAAATGGCAAAGTCTTTGTTTTTTCCTGTGTTTTGCACAAAGCCAAAGCGCTTGTAAAACTCTTTTAGCTTCTCCTTGTTGCCACCAAAGTCTGCTGACGGCGATAGCGTTACGGTTGCTCCAATGTCATCGGCTTGTTTAACAAGGTCGTTCATGACCTGCGTTCCGATTCCTTGATTGCGCTGCTCCTTTGGAACAACCATTTTTCCGAGATAAAGCGTTTTATCACCAGCAACTGAAATGTCTACATTGGGATATTTGGCCCGCAGTGAGTCAGTGATTGCATCGCCAACCCTTGCAGTTTTTATTGTCTTTGAAACCGTTGCTGGCAAGCCAAGCATCGGGATCATTGATAGGCCTTGGCCAATCTTTTGCAAGTCTGTTGATCCGGCACCAGACATATAGCCCTCTGCAAGCTCACCGGCACCGGATGCTATACGTCCAATAGGGCTTTCTTCAAGGTCTGTTAATGCTTGCTGAACATCTTCTTTGCCTTGACCGTAACCAGGCAATGCACTAACGCCACGCGGTGCTGTACGGCCAAGGAATTGATCCACAGAGCCACCAGCCTGCATCTTTGGCGCACTCATCAACTCAAGCAGCATCGCATCGGGATTGTCGGAAATGCGTACTTTCTGTTTGGATTCAGGCATCATCGGCCTCCGTTTGCGCGGGATGATAACCAGTAGGGCTTGCAAAGTCTATCTGTGATGAGATATGATCGGGCTGTTGTCGTCGAAGTCAACAAAAGTAACAGCCACTTACGCATGCTTCTGCCCCTAGCAATACACAGGGGACTTCGACCAGGAGCAGCCGTAAGTGGCTTTTTTGTTGGGGATTGCAGACCAAAGTTAGCTGCAAACCAAGTGGGACTCAGAACCCAGCCAAACACGGCAACTGGCATAGCAAGACAGGCGTCCACAGTCACGATCCGGTGCTATGCGAGAGCGGTAGGATGAAGTTCAAGCCGCGACCATGCCGAAGACTCTGGTGGGAACTTGACCCTGGTGCAAGGGGTTGCAGAGTCCAGCTTGCAAGCGCACCCACTTGCGAGTCGAGCAGCGTGTCCCATCCGAGTGGATAGCTGAGGGCGGAGCCAAACTCCAATCTTTGGGGTTGGGCCTCCCTTCGCCCGGAACCCTCCGTTGGATAGGTTAATGAACAGTTAATTAACTTAGTAAGGAGATTGGTTTGAACGTTCGTGAATATCTTTGCGCGAAATATGAAACTGATTGGCCTAGCACCATGCTTGGCTTGGAAGCCAGAACATTTCGCATTCCTTATCCATTGAAAGAAGGCTGGCTTGTTACTTATGGCGACAGAGAGATCACGCCAGCCATGCGTGATGAGTTGATTCGTAAGTTGACGCAGAGCACTAAAAGCTCTGCTTATGCAGGCCTGAAGGCTTTGGGCGTTGCGCCAGCCACTGAACAAATCGAGTTGAGTGACACGGCCTTTTACCTTTGGTAACTCAACTGGCATACGGATATACACAATTGACATTCTCAAGCTTCCCACAAAAGCTTTTGGCCTTGCAATAAAGCAGCCGTGTCTATCCTTGGCCTTGATTGCACATTCCAATTGCCTCCACCGCGCAGTCCAAGACATTTCCAATTGGCCGCTCGTAATGAAGCGCCGCCCTCTTCTGGCATGGTGTAAGTAATCAATCGCTTGTATCCCAAAGCTTTTGCCGCCTTCCATGCCGCCGAGTAAAGCATTGAGCAAACATTCTTTGTTCCGTTGGTGCAACAACGATTAACCTCAAGTGTCCAGCCATCATCTAGCCTTCTTGCTACTGGCCTGCCAACAATTGCAACTCCAACCACTTCAGTATTGTCACTAACAGCAACGCAAAACTTACAGCCCTGTATCGGTTTGTGGTGTCGATGAAAAGCCGCAACAAAAGCGTTGGCCTCCTCAAAAGTAATCGGAGTGACCTCAAGAGGCATACGGATTAGTCCTCACAACGCCAGCATCAATGTAGTCCTCGGGGTCATAATCATCAGGTGGCAAGGGGTCGATGTTGAGCCAGCCAGCATCACGCAGGTAACGAAGGCTCATTGACATTACATCAACGTAATCATCATGGTCTGTATTCGGAAAACTACAGATTTGAGTGATGGCAGCTTCGGCCCAATCCCTGACATAGCCTGGTCGATTAGATGACTCAGGGACATAAACCCTGCCTGCTTTGATGATGTTGGCAACGATTGATAACCGCTGCACCTTGTCAGCCCTGCCAGGGTTGTAACTACGGACTGGCACATGAGCACGCTGCAAGTCCTGAATCAACGATATGCCAGCACTCTTGTCTTCCACGAGGACCAGATCAACCTTTTTGGCCGTCTTGCCTTCGCCAAACACAATTTCATACTCGTCTAATACTTTAGGCTTAAGGTCGGGGTATTGGAGTCTGTCCTGCCACGCATCAATGATCAGTACGCACATGCCACCATCAGTTGGTTTGAACACGCCGAATGTGATGCTAGCTGTTGGGTCATTGATTGTTTTTTCGGTATATGCGCAGTCATACGCTTGCACAACATACTCGAGCTTGGGTATGGGTTTGTCAGCAGGCCAAAGCTTGAACCAGTCGCGCTGCACGATACCACCCTCTTCAGGATCAATGATCTCAGCGTAGATCTCTTGCCTTCCAAGCTTGGTGCCCTCGTACTGCAGGATCTGGCGCTTGAAGTTTTCGCTCAGGTTATCGAGGTTTGAGTAGGTGCTAGCCGTCGTGAGCACGACATCATCACCCTCACGGCTGATCAGATCGATGATCAGGTCCTTTGGCTTAGGTGTCGTCGTGCAGATCAGCCTGGTCTTCATGTCATGCAACTTTAGTCGCATACCAAACTGGATCTGATCCCAGGCTTCTTGAATGTACTCCCAGGCTGCAAGCTCATCGAGCCAGCCTCCGTGGAATTGCGGACCGCGGAAGCGCTCAGGCTCCGAGGCTGGTATGCCTTTGATCAGCGAGCCGTTGGTCAGCTTGATCTCATGCAAGGCCTTGTTGTAATCAGCGATCAGGGCTGCAGGAATCACGCTTAGGAGGCCTGAATCACCCTCGAAGCATGTACCCCTCACATCACTTGATGTTGGAGCCGCTACGAGCCATCTGGTGGCTTTGTAGGACTGTGCCCACCAGCCTATCTGCTCGGCTGCTGTCCTGGTCTTACCAGCACCGCGGCCTGCCAGCATGAGCCATATGGACCACCAGTCACCATGCGGCAGGATCTGGTGCTTGAGTGCTCGTGTGAGCCACATCATGCGCCAGGCCCAAGCAGCAGCAGCCTGTGGCTCTAGCCTGGTGTACTGCTCGCGGATCGCCGGATCTTTGAGCAGGGCCTCAAGATCACTTGTCCCCAAGCTGCCTCTTGCTCTCGAGGTTCTTTAACATAGCGTCAAAGATGCTGATGTCAGCCTGCATCTGCAGGGGATTCTCAGCGTCTCCTGCCATAGTTACGCGATCACCGTAGCGCTTGGGATTCCACTTGGCCAGCAGCTTGAGCTTGATCTCAGCCCTAGCCCTAATCAATTGGACATAGCCAGGATCTATGCGTCCACGCTCTTCACGCTCGGGTTCCATGCTGATCTCTCGGTAAATCTCCTCAGCGATTGCGTCCTGCCCAATTTCCCGTGCGCGTGCGATCGCTGCAGAAAGACCGACTCCGCGCCCCGAAGCAACCTCCTTGTCATCCCTGTACATCCAGTCATAAATGGTTCGCCACTCGGGCATACCCTCATCTCTGCATATCTGTCTTAATGGCTCAGCGTTACTTAAGCGCTCCACAATCTCTTGTGCGATCTCAGGGGTGTATTTGCTGGGGCGGCCTGTTTTCTTGGGCGCGGTTTGTTTTGCGGCCTGGGCCTTTGGTTTCGCGGTTTTGCTCATCACATCTTCCAGTGACATTGATGCGCGGATTATGAGGCTAATCCGAAATTAATTCACTAAGGGTTTTTTTGATGATGGGGTCAAGCAGTAAGTAGGTGCTGGCTCTTACGCTGCCCGGCGATTCTTCGAGCCTTGCTATCGTGGGGCGCGAGAGGCCTACCATCTTTGCGAACTCGTCCTGGCTCATGTTAAGCGCGGCGCGAGTGGCTCGTAACATTGCTGGGATTTTGTCAAGCGTAATCATAAGTGATTCATTTTACTACGCTTTATACAAAAAAAGAACCCCCAATTGCTGGGGGCTAACTCTACGGGGAAGTGCAGAGGATTTCAGGAGAACACATCACATAACTGCAATCATCAGTCTAAGTCACTTCATCTTTGTTGACAATATCCTCAACCTGCTGAATGCGCTTGCCAATCCAGTGCATGACTGGCACAGCCATTGAGTTCCCTAGTGCTTTGTATCGTGGGCCATCTGCCGCATTAGGTATGTTGGTGTAGTTGTCAGGAAAGCCTTGTAGGCGCTCGCATTCAATAGGAGTTAGCCTTCTCACCGCAAAATTACTGCTTTTGTTTGTTCCCACTGCATGGCCATGTGACTTGCTAAGTGTCGGTGCTGGATCACCATCATTGAAAATGCCAAGGGGCCATTCATCAATCCCATTAACCCTACCTAAAGCGTTTTGAGTGCTAATCGGAATGGCTATAGTGTCATGCACTACATGACCTGCCTCTACCGCCTGGTTATTGATTGTCCCTAAATGACAAAATAATGGCCCGACAACTGAATGAGTGACGGCTTGAGTGCTGCCATCTGTGTCAAGTGGTCCTGTATGCTCTTCCCATGAGTCGGGGTCTTGTCGAGCATTGAATGCAATTGGTTGGGCTATGGCAGCAGGTTGTGCACGATCAAGGGTAGGCGCAATTTCTTTACTGACACCTAATCCATTTGCTCCCGTATTGGCAGTTATCATGGAATAAACCGGCTGAGGTGCAAGATAAGCCCCTCGCTGACTGAATAATTCCTGGTTACTAAAACCAACACCACCACTTCCTTTAGTTGATTGATTTAAGGTTGAATGTGGGTAATTTCCATCCCAGTGACTACATTCAGTAGAGTGGCTTTTAGCGCCGAAGGAAGTGCTTTGCCCCTTTTTTCTGCTCGGCGGAGGATTCCCTGACAAGCTGTGGCGCTCAAAAAGTACCGCTGCGGCACGCTTGAAGTCTCCAAGGTATCCGACAACAAACACACGGCGGCGTCGCTGGGCCACTCCAAAGTATTGAGCGTCAAGAACTCGGTACGACCACCCATACCCGAGTTCGACCAACATCCCGAGGAAGGTTCCAAAGTCCCGTCCTCCATTGCTCGACAATACGCCGGGGACGTTTTCCCATACCAACCATCGGGGCCTAAATCGGTTAGCAATCGCACCAAAGGTAAGCATGAGGTTGCCACGCGGGTCTGAAAGTCCCTTTCTGAGTCCTGCAACTGAGAAGGATTGACAGGGAGTTCCTCCGACCAAAAGGTCAATTGATCCAATGTTCCACTCCTCAAATTTGGTCATGTCACCAAGATTTGGCACATGCGAATAATGATGTGCCAAAACTTTGCTTGGAAACTTTTCTATTTCTGAAAAGGCTTCAGCCTCCCAGCCAAGGGAGTGCCACGCAACGGTGGCAGCCTCAACTCCTGAACACACTGAGAGATATTTCACTCCTCTTCCTCTTCTTGCTCTTCACGCTCTGCGCGTTCGCGCTCCATGTCGTATTCGTAAAGCTGCCGATCAAGCCATGCGTCGTAATCCATTTGTTTACTCCCCGAGGAATTGGTTAAGGGCGTTGCGAAGTTCGACAACTTGCTCACGAGTTAGTTGCGTTGAGCAATGCGAGCCAACCTTCCACAATGACACCCATAAGTTGTCTTCAAAGTCGCTGAGGTTGATCTTTTCATAATCATCGGTTCTTACGGTTACATCAAATTTGCTCATGGTGTTTGCTCCAAGTTGTTTGCTAACGAGACTTGACTGTACTCTCATTTAATCCACTTGTGTAGACACACGCCATCCATCCGACAAGTGGTCGTGATACGCAACTAAACGGCGTGTCACATGCAGCAGTTCAGTCTCATCCACTTGGTAATGCTTGGTAAAAGCCTTTACTCCCATGCCATGAATGCCCGTCTTACCGCGGTGGTGCTCAGGGCACAGGGGTATCGCATCCCAGTGACTTGCGCGCTGGGCCATGCCGGTGCCCTTTCTGGGGTGATGAATTTCACTCGGAGTACCAGGCGTGCCCTGCAAATGGCACAACACACAGCCAATGGCCGCCAACTTATCAAGGTGCCTTTTCTCTTCGTTAGTCATTTCAATGCCTTGCTTTCGGGTCTAGCAAAGTCTTGAAAATATTTTTTTGCCCCGATGATGTAGGCTTGGTATGCCTCTTCTTTTGTTTCGTAAGAACCAAGGCTTATATGTTTTTTATTTTTCATAAGCTGAGCACTCCATTTCCCAGTGTCTTTTCGATAAGTGACACCTTTATAACCACTCGTATTCTTGGAACTTAAAACGCTATTTGCAACATTTTGACTTTGTGTGGCCGATCTTAAATTTTCAATTCTATTGTTTGTTGAATCACCATCAATGTGATCCAAATATTTTGGCTTGTATCCATGATGAAAGATAAAAATTGCATGATGTAAGTAAAGTGTTTTTCTTCGTATAGAAAGCTTCCAATATGGCCTCCCATTGCAATGAGTAAGCCATCCAGCTCTTGCGCCTATTTTTTCACCGCCTGCAGCGGTAGTCCGGTAAAGAAAACCGTCGTAATACCAAAAATTGGTTTTGAGATAGTCGATCATGCTGAACCTCGCATAAGAACCATATGAAGTTGTGGCAGGCAGTGGTTCAGTCTGCTTTTCCCCCGCTAAAGGTAGCCACAACCGAATTTTACATTGTAGATCTATCAATCATTCGATTATTTGCAGACTCAGTGCGAAAAATTTCGATCCTGGCTTGTGCTGCGATCAGATCCCATCTCAACTTCTCCTCGATTTCAACGGCCTCTTTGAGGCCTTTTAGCAGTTCAATGTACTCAGGGTGAGCATAAGCGTCACGCTCTTGTGCCCCAAGTGCTGGCTCTAACGATTGCTTCATGAGCAACGCCTTCTTGCTCTTTCTGAACTCTTCCAAAAAAACACGCTGCGCTTTGTCGTCAGCAAATCGTTTGGCATGCTTGATGATGTGGTCCACCGCTTTGTGTGGATCGCGGTCTGGTTTTTCCATGTGTCACCCGAATAAAAGTAGTTGAGTTTTGACTTTGCCACCAGCGTCATAGCGCTTGGTATCACCCTTGGGATATGGCTCGATGGGGTAATTCAAATCCTTGCGCATCTGCTTGCGTTGCGTCTTATCACCACAGAAAAAAACATAACGATGTTTGCGTGCGCGGTCCACGAAGTAGACATTCTCAGCGCCATAATGATCAATCACCTCTTGATTGGTCATGCCATAGGCGTAGCTTGCATGGTGCTGGCGCTCGAGGCCTACCACGCGTGGATCTCTGAAGGGCGTGCTTAGGCCCGTGTACAGGAAGTTGCAAGCCTGGTACACATAGCCCACATGGCCTTGCTCAGTGTCGGCGTAAGACACCACCACCATGGGTTTGGGTAGCATCTGTAGCGACCTGCCAATCAGCATAGATGCAAGGTTTGGCCTGCTCTCACAAACCAGGCGATTAAGCTCAATCACATAGTCTTGCCAGCGCTCGCCACAAATGCCCGTGCGCAGGGTTGTGCTGGCCGATGAGCCGTAAGTCACCACACCAATCAACTCGCGGCCGTCATAAGCGCCAAACGCATGTGAAATGCTTGGCAAGCGCTTGGCATAGTGCTTTTGCAGCAGCCATGGCTCGGTCTCAAACGGGTTGATTGGCAGTATGTTCATAAACCTTCACCTTGATCATCCCTGCAATCATTGGGTTGCGATAAATCCTCAAGTCTGAGATTTGGCTGTCGTCCTTCCATACCTGAGCGTGCGTCAGGGCGTCGAGCAGGGACTTGAGTAGGTTGTCC